CAAGAAAAAGGGCTTTGTTGAGCGGCAAATCGAAGAAAACCGCAAACTCAAAGAAGAACTTGAGAAATACAAGAAAGACGAAATCCCAAGGTTTGAAACAAAAATCCAAGAGCTTGAGCGAATGGTGTCCGAGTCAACATCGACCAAAGAAGCGAATCATTACCAAGAACAACTCAACAAAGCCAGCCAAGAGAAAGTTGAAGTTGAGCAACAACTATCAGAACAAATCAAAGAACTGCGGGGTAAGTTGGATTTCCACGATATTACAAGCAATCCAGACTTTAAAAAAACCTACCTCGATCCGATCAAGAATACATACGACACTGCGAGACAGTTGCTATCGAATGATCCAACGCTTCTTTCAACCTTCTCCCGTGCTGTCAATGCAAATGCCTCCATCTTTAATTCGGCATCCGAAGAAGATCGTAGAGCAGCAGAAAATGACCGAGACCAAGCGTTCGAGGAAATCACGAACTCGCTCTCGCAATTCAAGCAATACCAATTCGCGGAGCAAGTCAACAGCTTCATCAAAGCAACTCAGGGACATCACGCTGCTCTTGTCAACTTTGAAGAAACCAAGCAGAATATACTCCAAACCGCTAAACAAAAAGAGCAAGAAGGCAGGAACAAGTATCTGAACCAATGGCGTGAAGGATACAAGAATACTCAGCAAGAGATTGATCGGGCTACTGAAATACCAGATACGATTGCTGACTACATGAAGGAGAAGGGAATCAACTTTGATCTTTCGCGCGACGAGGCTATTGCACTTGCTGCAACTCAGCAGAGTAATGAGCAAGCATCAGTTGAGGATATGAACCGACTGATTAATCAAGGCCGCGCATATCAGAAGATTCAAGCACAACTCAAAGCATATAAAGAGATGGTAAAAGAGAAAGACGATTACATCGCACAACTGAAAGGATCATCTCGCATCTCGTCATCGCCAAGTGCATCGGATTCCCAGAAACCAAGAATGAGTATGACAGAGGGACTGGCTGCAAAAATCGCAAGATTTTCGCCGCAAAATCGTTTGACTGCATAGCCCAACATTCCTAATTCTGGTTGTCATTGGGGGAGGTAGAACATAAGACTACCTCCCCCAAACTTTTTTAAAAAAAGTTGTTGACATATTAAATAGTCACCTGCATTGTCCCGCAAAGAGAAATCCGAAAATTATCGTTTACGATAATAATTAGGGATTCAGCCGCACTCTGGCTGGCGAGTTTTCGACCTCGCATGAAAAACGATTTCTGGACAGATAAAAACTCTGGGTTGAGTCCAGCAGAGGAAACCAAGCATTCGCTTGCTATTCCTCGATGGTATAGTTAGCGGTGCAAAACTAAACCAAAACTAAAATTAAATAAATCAATGAGCGATCAACTCTATTTCAACAGTTGTGCCGAGATTGACAGTTTCTTCCGCGAGGGCCGCGAATATTTCAACGACCTCTATGTGAAGAAGCTTGTTACTAACAGCGCATACTTCACACGTTTCGAGGAGCAAGCATGGCCCCTCAATCACACCACTGAGCAAAAAGCGTTCCGCTTTGGCCGTGGATTCCACGATCCTTGCACGCCCTTCCGTGCAATCACCGACACCTATTGCGAGACTGATTCTTGCGACAGCAAACCAGAAGTCATTCAGCGTCCCGGCACTGAGAGCTACACTTTCGAGCTTCTCCGTAAAGAGATGACCACTGACTGGATTTGCGTTGAGAGCCTTCTCTATCGCCTTTTCCCTGCTGAAGAGATTCTTCAGTTCGAGGAGTCGAATGCTCGCATCACGAAGAATGTCCACGAAGAGTTCCTTCGTTCTAACTACATTGGTGGTTCCGGCCACAAATGGATGGGCATCACCACTGATGACGGCACTTACTGCGGTCTCGTTGACGATCAAGCTTGGTTCGTTCCAGAGCACACGATCAACAACGAAGCTGGCTACGATCTCTGCGCTCTTCGCGTTAAGCTCGCTCCTGCTGACCTCAACAAGATTGCTTACCTCTCGCTTGATATGCTTGATGACGCACTCGTTGATCTTCAAGACGAAGATGACGCTTTCCGTCTCGATCTTCAAGACGCGACTGGCCAGCCTTTGCTCGACATCGTTATCCCTGATCCTCAAGTTGGCCGTGCGCTTTACTTCCAAGCCAAGCGCAACAATGGTTACTGGGATGCAAACACCGACTTCGATGAACGTCTTACTCGTCTGAAGCTCGGCATCAACCGCATCATCGGTGACTACGCCTTCGGATACGACATCAACTCCGCTCGTTTCAACGCTGATACTGCCTTCAATGCTGGTCTCGCTGCGTTCAACGAAGCTGATCCTGCAACATGGGCACGTCTCGTTCGCGTTCCTCGTTACATCAAGACTGTTCTTGAAAACGGATGCGCTTATATCCCAAACAAAGCCTACCGCAATGCCGACTTCGGTATCTCGGTTGCTATGGTGAACAAAGCAATGGTTAAGTGGACAATGCCATCCTCGACTGGATACGGCCAAGCCCAACAGATGACCCAGAACTACGCTGGCGATTGGGAGTGGAAGAATCCAGATTGGGAGTGCAACCGCTGGCGCAAAACGGGCTTTTATCAAGCCCAGTTCCGTCTTGCCGCACAGGTCAAAGACCCAACCATCATGCACTCGTTCCTGCATCGTCTGCCTAAGAGCAAGAATCTCTATGGTTCCTGCTGCCCTGTGCAGAGCTACATCGTTCCTGAGAACAATCAGGATTGCTATAGCTGCGCTGGTGTGGGTGACATCGTTGTGCCTTCCTAAGTTAAACAGGGGGGGGGCTTATTCAAGCCTCTCCCCACAACCTTAAATAAAAAATATGTCTAATTCTCGACCACTCGCTTATGATCGCGTCAACCTTTTTGGCCCGATTGCCGTTAACCTCCTCGCTGCTGGAGACGCTGACCTCCTCGTTCTTAACGACGAAGAAACCAAGTTCTTTCCAACAAGCATCGTGCTGGAGACTGCCTACGCTCGCGGAACCACTGCCACTGATCCAATCGTGATCGTGGACAACGGAACCACTGGCGAAAACATCACAGCTTCGCTTACTATCACTGACGCTCTTGATAACCAAGGTCGCTACAATCCTCTTGCGATTGCCGCCAATCCTTATGTTATCACTGGTTCCCGCAAACTTCGTTTGTTGAAATCCACTGTTGGTCTTGGTCAAGCTACCGCAACTCGCGCCCGCACTTCTGGTGTGGCTACAATTGTTACTGGTGCTGCTCATGGTTTTGCCACGGGCGACACTATCACGATTGCCAGCATGACCGACACTACGTTCAATGACGTGCAGGCTGAAGTTACTGTTGTTGATTCAACTACCTTCACCTATGCAAACGCTGGCGTTGATGTTGCTTCCGGTGCTGATACCGCAGGGCGCGTTGGTGCGCTCTATGTTAATGCCTACGTTGTTGGCATCTACTACTAAACCTAAACCTTGGGTGGGGAAGTAAATCCTTCCTCACCCATACCCTTTTTAAATTATGGCTTGCTTTACCGCTCTCGATTACCGCAATAAATCCTACCCTTTCGTTCTAACAATCGCCGCTGCTGCTGGAATTGATCCAATCTCTTATGGTTGTTATGATGCTGCCAGTGATGCTGCTAAACTTTATCAATTTTATGTTGGACTTGCAACCATCGGTGGCCTCACCCCAGTTACTGAAAACTGCTTTGTGCAAAAAACTGAAGACCAGCAATACTTCCTCACTAACGAAGCTCTTGCTGCCGCTCTTACACCAGTTGGTTAATTATCGTAACCGATAAAATATTATGGCAATCACTCAACCCTGCTTTACTGATCTTGCTCCAGATCAGCAAAACTTTAATATCTACGAGTCTTTAAAACAGATTGCAGGATTTGATATTCCTGCCTACGATCAGATTGACATTTCGTATTATGGAGTAACAAACAATATTGCTACTGTTCAATATTTGAATGGTGGTAGTCCAGTTGCGACATTAACACTTACTTATGCAATTCAGCCTCCAACAGCAAATGATGCTAATTTGACTGGTGTTGCTGTATCGTATCCATAAAATATGGCATTTAAGTTCAATCCTTTTACTGGTAAACTTGATATTGATATTGGGGCCAGTGCTGGCCTTGGTGCTACAGGAGCTACAGGCCCGTCTGGTGGCCCCATAGGAGCTACAGGCTCTACGGGCGCAACTGGAGAACAGGGAGCCACAGGAGTTGGTTCCACGGGCGCAACTGGTATTCAAGGTATTCAAGGCGCAACCGGATTACAGGGATCAACGGGATTGGGAGCGACTGGTGCTACTGGAGTAATTGGATTAACTGGAAGCACTGGAGCTACAGGAGTTACTGGAGCAACAGGGATTGGCTCGACTGGAAATACTGGGCCTATAGGAGCTACTGGAGCAACTGGAGTTACTGGAGATGTTGGAGCAACAGGATTACAAGGAGTGCAAGGCATTCAAGGATTAACTGGTTCTACTGGTGCAAGTGGCCCGCAAGGAGATACTGGTTCCACTGGTGCCACTGGAATTACTGGAGATGTTGGTGCTACCGGAGCCACAGGCAATGCTGGTGGACAAGGATCAACTGGAGCAACGGGTATCACTGGAAACGATGGAGCAACGGGTAGCACAGGTGCAACTGGTGCTTCTGGAATTGACGGAGCTACAGGGGCAACAGGAGTAGGAATTCAAGGCAGCACGGGCGCAACAGGTGTTACTGGAAGTAACGGAACCACTGGAGCAACGGGTGTTGTTGGAGCGACAGGGCTTATTGGTGCAACTGGCGCAACGGGTTTAACAGGCGCAACTGGAATCGCTCCAGATACATCTACATTCGTTCAAAAGTCTGGCGACACAATGACTGGAAAGTTGATTGCCGCCGCAAATGCAACCACTTCAAAACTAAATATTGGAAATGCTCTTTCTGGAGTATCGAGTCCAGCAACAACAGTTGATGGTGACATATGGATCAGCAATTCAAACCGATTGGCATATAAGGCTAATACCTCAGTTTATACTGCTGCGGCAGTAAATTCAGCAAACACATTTACTTCAGTTCAAATAATTGATGCTACAAACAATACAAGTCCAGCTTTACGCGTTACTCAAAAAGGAACAGGTGAAGCACTTAGAGTTGAAGATGATACAAGCCCTGACGCGACTGCTTTTGTAGTTAGTAATGTAGGGAGAGTAGGTATTGGTGTTACACCAGACGCAACTGTTGCACTTTCAGTAGACACAACAGGTATTAAATTTGGAGATGGCACCATTCAAACAACTGCTGCATTTGGAGTTTCTGGAGCAACAGGGGCCACTGGAATTACAGGAGCAACTGGATTAACCGGAGCTACTGGAGTTGGAGTAATCGGCGCAACGGGGGCTACTGGATCTTCTGGTCTGACTGGTGCTACTGGATTAACGGGAGCCACAGGTGCTTCAGCAGTTGTAAATCAAGTATCTGGAGTTTATTATGTAGCTAAAAATGGTAGCAACTCTGGAACCGGAACGGTTGCTGAACCATATCTAACAATTCAACACGCCATAAACCAAGTTCCCGCTGGAACTGATGATTACACGATTTATGTTGCGTCTGGAATATACGATGAAAATCTGACGATTAACAGAATCAACATTCACATCGTCGGAATGACCGATGATGCGTTGCAGAATAAAGCTGTAGTTATTCGTGGAACAACTTCGATTACGGCTACAGGAACAGGCAGCTTATTTAACAATACAATTGTTTTAAATAATCTAACTTTAGCAAATACATCGACGGCAGGATACACTGTAAGCAACACTGGCTCTGTATATACTCTCACTATTAAAAATTCTGTAATCGAGCAAGATAATGCTGGATTCGGAGCAGTTAATATTGCGAATGCGACAAATGATACTCGCACATATTTTGACAACTGTTTTGTTATAGCAAATCCAGCAAATAGAAACGCAATTGATTTTTCTGCTGGCACAATTTTCGAGATAAGAGATTCGTTTTTCTATGCCAATGGATCTGGTGGTCTTGCTCTTAACGTAACAAGCTCTAATGCTTGGATTGTTAGCTCTAAGAACTCTGTATTCCAAGCACTCGGTAAAGCGGTTACTCTTTCAACAAACAACCAATCGACATCGAATCTTTCCTCTTTCGAGAATTGCACGGTCACTGGAATCCCGGCTAGCAGCACAACTGGTATTATTTCATTGGGCGGTGGGACTCAATCTGCATTTAGCTTTACTCGATGCAATCTCAATAACCTAGCAACCAATGGTTCTAGTGATTTCCCATACTTTGAGTTTAATACTGCTGCAATACTATTCTCTGTTGGAAATATATTCTCCAGCCTAAAGACATCTGCTGTAAATTTCAGACCAGTATATGCTGTAACAACTGCTGCTCCAAATGCAGTTTTCAAATATCTAGGTAATACTTACGTTTCAAATAAAACAAGTGGAACAGATACGATTGTTACGCCGACTGCTGGTGTAGCTGGATGGGCTATTGTTGAACAATTGCGTGGTGACTATATTGGCGCAACTGGAGCTACTGGAATCACTGGAGCGACTGGTGTTGCTGGTGCAACAGGGCTAACGGGGGCCACGGGGGTTGGGGCAACTGGAGCCACCGGAATTGCTGGAGTAACTGGCTCAACAGGAGCAACAGGTGTAGGAACGCAAGGCGCAACTGGGGCAACTGGTTCTGCCGCTGCAATAACCCCCGGAACAGTAGCAAATGCTATTGTTCGCGCAAATGGAACTGGAAACAATGCAATTCAAGGTTCTGGTCTTATTATTGATGATGCCATCGTTTCTTTTGCAGTAACTGGTGTTGCAGCAACTGACATTATCACGGCAACTGGGTCTGCTTTTGCAAATGGTCAGCCAGTTCGATTTACCGCATTGACTGGTGGATCGGGTCTTGTCACTACGACAAATTACTATGTCATCAATGTAAGCGGAGATAGCTTTCAAGTCAGCACAAGCGTAGGTGGGTCGGCTTCGTTGTTTACAACAAACATCACAGCAGGAACGCTTGTAAATGGTCACAGCGTCAGCACGAATGTAACTCTTTCCGAGAATACAACCGCAACCAATTCTGATCTCGTCCTCACGCCGAAAGGCACGGGAGCTTTCATCCTTGGGCCGAAGCCAGATGGAACTACAACTGGCGGGAATGCAAGGGGGGCAAATGCTGTTGATTTGCAAACAATCCGAGGGGCCACAACACAAGTTGCAAGTGGCTTATATGCATTTTCTTGCAACGCATCAAACACGGCATCTGGACAACAAAGTTTCTCTTCTGGTGGCGGGAATATAGCATCAAATCTACAAGCTGCCTGTTTAGGGGGTCAAGACAACACGGCATCTGCCAACCAATCCACTGTCATAAATGGAAGGGCGCAAACAGCTACCGCAGCAGGCGCTATTGTAGTTGGTGGAGGAAACGGAGGGGCAACAGGCGGGAATACAGCGTCCGCAACATCTGCGGCTACTCTTGGAGGAATGCAGGCTTTAGCAAATCGCTACTCCATGCACGCTCACTCAGCAGGTATGTTCGCAGTCCAAGGCGATGCCCAACGCGCCCGTTTCGTCATGCGTTGTAAGACAACAACGAACGCTGCCGTAGAAATGGCGTTGGATGGATCAACGACATATCTTAGCATCCCATCTGGCAAATATCTTACAGGAACAATTAACATTGCCGGAATAAAAAGCGACGGATCAGCAACAGCAAGTTATATTCGTCAATTCTCAATTAAAAATGTTGCCGCAACTACAACACTTGCAGGAACAGTTAATATAATTGGAATAGATACAGCATCACTGACATCAATTAGCATTACAGCAAATGATGCAAGCGACTTTTTAAGTGTTCAAGTTACAGGGATTCTATCTGAAACTTGGAGATGGGTTGCCAGCGTTGATGTTGTTGAGGTAGCCTACGGAACATAATTTATGAAAACATTTGGACTTATATTTCCAGACGGAACAAGGGAACTTGCCAGTGTAGTTTTGGATGATGAAGGCAATCCACGGATTGACACCATTCGACCATATCCAGTTCCTGATGGATGGGTTGATCCCCGTCTTGTAGAAGTGGTAAAAATAGAAAAACCAGAAGAAGGCGAATGGGAACCGATTGTGGTTTGGTTTGAAGATAGAGTTGAAAGGCAGTGGGAGAAAGTATTGTAAACAATAAAATATTATGGGGCTAACATTCAATCCATTTACAGGTAATTTAGATTATACTGGAAATTCTGGTCTTGGAGCTACAGGAGCTACAGGCCCGTCTGGTGGCCCTATAGGAGCTACAGGTGCAACGGGAGAACAAGGAGCTACAGGTCTTGGAGCTACCGGAGCCACAGGTCTTGGAGCTACTGGTGTTGAAGGCGCAACAGGATCGACTGGCGCAACAGGAATTCAAGGTGTAATAGGTGCAACTGGCCCGCAAGGAGTTCAAGGCATCCAAGGCCCAGCAGGAGCGACTGGAGCTACTGGGCCTGCTCCAGACACATCTGTATTTGTGTTAAAAGCTGGGGACACAATGACAGGCAAGTTGACACTTCCTGCTTCAACAACAATAAATGCTCCAATTAATATTGGAACTGGTTCTGCGCCTACATCTCCAATCAATGGCGACATTTGGCTTACAGGATCAAATTTAACATGGAAAGGAACTTCTGCGGATATTCAAGAAGCTGCCGCCTTAAAAAAAACTAATTTTTTCACTCGTCCACAAACAATTCAACTTGGTATAACTGACACTGGAGTTGGATTAAAAATTGCAAATACAGGAACTGGAGAATCTTTGCGTATTGAAGACGAGTCTCCTGAGACAACACCATTTGTAGTGTCTGCAAGCGGAAGAGTTGGAATTGGAGTTACGCCAGATGTAGCGGTTGCCATGTCTGTAGATACAACTGGTATTAAATTTGGCGATGGAACTATTCAGACAACTGCAACTATCGCGGGAGCTACAGGAGCTACAGGTGCAACTGGAATCGGAACTACTGGAGCTACAGGAGCTACAGGGCCAACAGCAGACCTTTCAGCGTATGTGTTGAAGTCTGGTGATACGATGACTGGAAAACTAAATTTACCAGCGTCAACAACAACAGAAGCCGGATTGAATATCGGCAACGGAGTCAATCCAACATCTCCTGTAACTGGAGATGCTTGGATTTCAACTGCCGACAATTTACTTAAATGGAGAACAGCATCAACAACAATCTCTGCTGCTGCATCTAATCTTGCAAATTCCTTTAGTGTAAACCAAACAATACAAACACCAATTTCCAGCACAGTTCCAGCATTGCGAGTTACACAACGAGGAACAGGGGAAGCATTGCGCGTTGAAGACGACACAACACCAGATTCAACAGCATTTGTTATTAGTTCGGATGGAAGAGTTGGAATTGGAGTTACTCCAGACGCAACTATTGCGCTTTCCATAGACACAACTGGCGTAAAATTTTCTACTGGTGCACTGATATTATCTGGAGTTGGTTCACCAGAAGGAGTTGTTGCCGCTCCGTTAGGAAGTATATACATGAACTCATCTGGAGGAGCAGGAGTAACATTATGGGTGAAAGAATCTGGTGCGTCCACAAACACAGGTTGGGTTTCAAAATAAACAATATAAATAACAATGGACACCCACTCATTTAACGCAGGTATGGCAGGAATGTTTGCAACGGCAACATCAGTTGGTATTAGTCTTCTTCCAGAAGTAGAGGCATGGTTGCGGATTGCTTCACTCTTGGTTGGCATTATGGTTGGTATCGGATCACTTGTAGTGCTTGCAAAAAATTGGCATAAATCAAAATGAACGCTAAACAAATCGCACTTGGGATGATTTTGATCTCTTTCGCTTTTCTTGCAATGGCATTCCTAACAAGTTGCGCAACGCTTGGAATTTCACTACAGACAGACTATGGAATGTTCACATATGAACTTCCGCAACCAAAAGGAACAAAAAAATGAAAATCGTAAATACACTACTTGAAAAACTAAGTGAAAACTCTACATGGCGCGGATTGATTCTGATCGCTACGGCAGTCGGAGTTAAACTTGAACCAGAACTTCAAGAAGCAATTCTTATTGCTGGACTTGGACTTGTTGGACTTATTAACGTAATCCGCAAAGGTTAATGGTTCCAAATTCCAGACCGCAGCAATCGAAAGAAAAGACTCTTGCAATGGTTATCAAAGCAAGAATTGAAGATCGCGTTGCTCTGGTAGGAATTAGAGGGTATTATTCTGAAACATTTGCTCCGTCAGGAAATAATCGCGGCATTTATGATGATGCGATTATATTACTATCACCAAGCGTTCACGCTACATTTAATGCTAATACTGATCCATCGGTTTTTAAGAAAGGTATTGCGGTTCTTAAAACGGGGGTGCATAGGTTTCGTAAGGGAAATCACGGCATTAGTAAACCCGGAGGCGGCTATCCAGCGTTGCGACCTGCTAACGCAAAAGAAGAGTTGCCAGTCACGCGAGATATTACTGGAGACGATATGGGTATCGCTATCAACATCCATAAGGGTAGTTACAAATCGACTTCCTCTGAAGGTTGTCAAACGATCTACCCGCCACAATGGGACGGATTCATTAACCTCGTCTATTCGGAAATGAGTAGATACAATCAAAAAACAATTCCATACCTTTTAACAGAATTATCGTAACCGATAAAATATGAAAACATCAAAGTGGAATTTTAAAGAAATAAGCAGAAATGTTCACGCCATTGAAATACATCTTGCAAAAGTTGGAGATGAACAATGGGTTTTGCTTCAGAGCGATGTCCACTGGGACAATCCAAAGTGTGACAGATCGAAGTTTAAAAAACATTTAGATTTAGCATTAGAGCGAAATGCTCCTGTAATTGATGCAGGAGATTTCTTTTGTGCAATGCAGGGCAAGTATGACAAGAGAAGCAACAAAAAAGATTTACGTCCAGAACACGCCACTGGAAATTATTTAGATTCGTTAGTTGAAACCGCTGTAAAGTATCTTGATCCTTATAAAAAAATACTGACTTTAAGAGCGGCGGGAAATCATGAAAGTGCAATCCAAAAAAATCACGAAACTGATCTTGGTGAAAGATTAGTTGAAAGACTGAGAGGTAATGGAGGAATTGCACGTAGGGGTGGGTATTCTGGATTTATCAAATTCTCACTTTATAGTAGTAAAACAAACGGCAAAATAGCTGGAATTCAATTATACAAACTTTGGTATTTTCACGGCAGCGGTGGGGGCGGCCCAGTAACTCGCGGGGTTATCCAAACAAACCGACAAGCGGTTTATGTTGCGGATGCTGACTTTGTTGTAACGGGGCATACACACGATTCATGGCAGGTTCCAATTCAAAGAATCAAATTAAATAGTGCTGATGTTATTGAACAGTTTCGCCAAACTCACATCAAAGTCGGTGGATACAAAGAAGAGTTTACAGATGGATATGGAGGGTGGCACGTTGAAAGAGGTGGCCCACCTAAACCAACAGGAGCATATTGGATTAGATTTTATTTTGATAGATATGAAAAAGACAAAAGAATCTTTGAATACGAAATCATCGAAGCTAAATAACACTTGACTGAAACAAAGGTATCGTTAACGATAAAAAAATGAGCAATTGCAATGAGACAATCATAGTTGCATCCTACGCAAGATCAGCTAAGGAATCTGCTATTAGTGCAGCACAATCTGCTTGTCTTGCTCAAAATGCCATAGGCGCAAGTGGGGCTACAGGTGCTACAGGGGTTGGCGCGACAGGGGCTACTGGGCTTACTGGCTCTACTGGCCCATCGGGAGGGCCAACAGGGGCTACGGGGGCAACAGGCGAAGGTGCTACAGGGGCTACAGGATTATCTGGTATCAACGGAACTACAGGGGCTACAGGTTTGCGCGGAGCGACTGGAAGCACAGGAATTCAAGGACAGCAAGGTGCTACAGGTTTACAAGGATCAACTGGGGTTGGCGCATCGGGAGCTACTGGAGCCACAGGACAACAAGGGCCGATTGGGCCAGATGGTGCTACTGGAATGGTTGGCCCTCGCGGAGCTACAGGATTGACTGGCCCGATTGGAGCGAGTGGATCAGGCGGCACGGGAGCAACTGGGCCAATTGGAGCAACAGGATTACCGGGACAATCTGCTTCGTTCTACAATTACCAAGCAGACGCAGTAAATGTTTCTGGAGTTCCTGCTAATGGAAAAATCATTTGGAACAATTTAACACAAGTCTCTGCAACTACTGTTACACTTTCTCATATTGATTCTCTTGGAAATGACATTGATGTATTTTTCCCGTTATTCAAAACAGGAGACAAGTTTGTTGTTCAAGACCAAAGTAATTCTGCCAACTTCCAGACATGGGAAATTTCTGCAACTCCTACAGTTGTTCTAAATAGCTATGTAACGATCCCTGTAACATTAGTTACTTCTGGTGGCACATCGCAGTTTATTAATGCTCAGAATTTAATCTTTGCAATTGTAAGTTCTGGATTAGTTGGGGCTACTGGGCCACAAGGCGCAACGGGAGTAACGGGTTCCACGGGAGCAACTGGGCCAACCGCTGATTTATCTGGATATGTCTTAAGGTCTGGCGACACAATGACTGGAAAGTTAATTGCTGCCGCTGACGATACTGCTTCTAAACTTAATATTGGAGTTATTGTAGGAACGAGTCCAACAACTACAGCAAATGGAGATTTATGGATTACAGGCGGTAACAGGTTCGCTTGGCGATCAGGAGGGACTTCATATAATTCAGCAGCTACAAATCTTCCAAATACATTCAATTCAATTCAAACAGTTGACACTTCCAATTCATTCCCTGCTTTACGAGTTACGCAAAGAGGAACGGGTGAAGCTTTGCGAGTGGAAGATGAAACAACTCCTGATGCCACGGCATTTGTGGTTTCAAATACTGGTCGGGTAGGTATTGGCGTAACTCCAGATACATCAGTTGCCTTGTCCGTTGATACTACTGGAATCAAATTTGGAGACGGGACAATCCAAACTACAGCAACGCTTGTTGGCGCAACTGGGCCAAATGGAGCCACAGGGCCGCAAGGCGCAACAGGCGCAACAGGTGCAACAGGTGTAATTCCTGCTAATGTAGTTACAACTGACACTCGGCAAACAATTACTGGCGAAAAAGTAATTCAAGCGTTGTATGAGACTACATCGACAACATCTGTTTTTGTAGGGAATGGAACAAAAACATTTACAATTGGAACAGGATTAAACTGGGTTTCTGGATTATCTGTTAGACTCACAAGACAAACAAATTCACTTATATATATGATTGGTTCTGTTACCAGTTATGATTCCGCAACTGGTGTAATGGTTGCTAATATTACAAGCAATAGTGGTGGTGGATTTTCATATAATGACTGGAATGTTACGCAGGGGTCTGCTTCTGCTGTTCCAGCACTTCGTATTACCTCAAATGATATTGCGGCAGCATTTCTTGTAGAAGACTCCACAAATCCAGATACAACTCCGTTTACAATTTCATCTACAGGTAGAGTTGGTATTGGTGTAAATCCAGATGCAAGTGTGTGTTTAGCATTGGATTCCACTGGGGTTAAGTTTAATGATGGAACCATTCAAACAACTGCCATGCTTGCAGGGGCAACTGGGGCAACTGGAGCGGGAATTCAAGGTAGCACAGGAGCTACAGGCCCAACAGGAGTTACAAATCAATTACAATTAGCTAAAGCATGGGTGAATTTTAAAGGGACTACAAGCCCCGGCACAATCCGCTCCAGTTACAATGTCTCCAGCGTTACTCGGATTGCCACAGGAAGATATAGTGTTAATTTTACAACCCCTATGACTGATGCGAATTATTCTGTATCAGGGTCTTGTGAGGCTATTTTTTCTGTAGATGATACTACTGGTTCGCCATTCGGATTGTCATCTTCTCTTATTGCAACTGGAAACGCATCCGCGTTAACCAATGAAACATATGTTTGTGTTTCAATCTTCGGAAACTAATTTTATGCTTATCACCTATCCACAACCAAACGGACAAGTAGCAGTGGTCATTCCTACTGGAGATGTTAATAATGCAATCAAAGATGTTCCAGAAGGCGTAGAATACAAGATCGTTGATTCAGTTGACATTGATAACGACTACTTCAACGCATACGAGTTTGATGCTGAACTTGGCGCAAAGGTAAACATTGATAAAGCCAAGGCTATTCATCTTGATAAGTTTCGTTCTGCTCGCGCTCCAAAGCTCTCTGCTCTTGACGTTGAATATATGAAGGCAGTTGAGGGCAACGACGAAGCAAATAAGGCCGCAGTAGCCGCAGACAAACAAGCACTACGCGATGTTACTTTGACTCTGCTTCCTAATGATCTTGCTGGTATCAAAGCAACTTGGCCGGAAATCTTGAACTAACAATAAATCTTGACTTAACTTAAACTATCGTTAACGATAAAACTATTATGAGTTGCGGAAATTCCAGAAGTTCTAAATGCAATCCGTGTGGCCCAAGTGAGGCAGCAATGAATGCGATTGCAGAAAAGGCAGCATACTATGCAAGGATGGCGCAATATACATCTGATGGGTTCAACCAAGTATATCTTGGAGCCAAGGATGTCGCCCCAACTACTGATAATAATGGTAATCCAATAGTTGAAGGGGCCTTGTATTTTAATACTGTAAATGAACTTCTCTACGCTTGGGACGGAGCAGCGTGGGTATCTGCTATTGTAGGAACAAATACTGTTACTACAGATACAGTGCAGACAATTACTGCTCAAAAAACATTTTCTCAACCTATCGTTGGGAGCATTACTGGGAATTCAGCTACCTCCACAACAGCCACCACACTTCAAAACGCAAGGACTATTGCTATTTCTGGTGCGGTTACAGGGACAGCTACTTCATTTGATGGTTCTGCTAATATTTCTATTCCAGCAACAATAACATCTGGAGCAACAATAACATCTCCAAACTTAGCAGGAACAGCTACTGGATCACTTACCTCAACTGTTTTACAAGGTGTAACAAGTGGAGTTGCTGCTGCATCTGGATTTGTTGGAGAAATAATCTCTTCGACAATTGCTGTTGGAAGCGCAGTCTCGTTGACAAGCACAGTTACAAGTGATGTTACATCAATTTCATTACCTGCCGGAGAATGGTATATAAACGGGCAAGTTAATTATCGTGCAGCAGCCACAACAAGTATTACAATTTTAACACAAGGAATTAGTTCAACATCAGCAACTCTTGGGGCGCAAAATACCTTTTCACGAAATGTATCCGGTGCATTTGTTCCAACCGCTTCAGTTGATGTTTGTTTGCCCGTAAGAGGACAAGCACTTTCTCTTACCACAACTACTACAGTTTATCTTGTGGCAAATTCTACTTTTACTGTCGCGGCCCTTTCCGCTTACGGAACTATACAAGCACGAAGAGTCAGATAAAAATATTATGAGTTACTGCACACCATGCCCTCCTTGCGATACGAACTTCCCAATCCTCTGCGAGCCTCTTGAGGTAACAACTCAAGCAAAACGATTGGTTGTAGAAGATACCGCCGCTTGTCAGAAAACACTCCAAACTCCATCATCCTCACAACAGATACTTAAATCTGTTGGAGGAAACTTGTCTTGGACAACTGGAGGCAACAATTCTCTTCTAACAAAAGATGTCAATGGTTTCATCGAGTTAAAGAATGGATCAGTATCAGAACCTATTGTTCTTCCAAACATAACCGCAGACACAACTAATACTGTTGCAAAACAATTAGTGATGATGGCTGATGGAACTGTAAAAGTTTGGCAACCTTCTCAAACTGGCGATAAGTTTGTTGCTTATTGGGATGGGGGTAACTGGGTAGCATCAACGCTAACGAACATTCTTCCATCTGGGCAAGGCGTATTGATTCGTGATACTTCAAATGCCCTCCAAATCGTCCCTAATGGAGTTTCTGGTTCGTCACTGCAAATGGTTGGAACCTCTCCACAATTTGTAGCCGCCGCGCCAAACCAACTACCTCAAGGTTTTCTTTTTGGTTTAACCATCGAAAATAATGGTGGTTCTCCATTGGATACACTTGATATTAATATTGGTCGATGCAGAAGTTCAGACAATACATCTGACTTGGTTCTTTCTGCATTGATGACCAAGTATGCAAATACTGCTTGGAACCAAGGAACAAATGAAGGTGGACTTGATGCTGGATCAATTGGTGCAAACCAAACATGGCACGTCTATGTTATTTCAAATTCATCTATTGTTGATGTAATTTTTTCGCAAAATGGAATCTCTCCAACGCTTCCTTCTGGATATAACTTGTATCGTCGCATAGGATCATTCACTACAAATGCTTCTGCTCAAGTTCGTCAATTCTCGCAAATTGGTAATCGGTTTTTTTATACCGAAAGACCAACTGTATCTCAATCTGGAATTGCATTAGGTATCGGAGGAAATCTTATTGCGCTTAATGGAATACCAAATGATTTGCGTGTTAAACCAATTATTTCAAGTCAAATTACAGCAGCAGTTGCATGGGCTTTTTACGAATCCATATCTACATATCCAAGCACTCAAATACCGGGGGCAAATAATACTGCTGCAAATACATACCTTCGCCAAGGGCAAGCCGCCGCAATGGTTGGAGCTTATAGTTTAGAAGTTTACACAAATACAGTTAGACAAATAGGTATTGAAGTTAGTGCAGCAGTAGCGGTAGGTGCAACTGGTCTATATGTTGATGTATATGGTTGGTATGATGATCGCGGTCAATCTTACTAATGGCTACTGAAGGATCAGTATTTGATGGATTCACAAGTATTGTATCGCAAGATGCAGATACTCATCCATCATATTTACCAGAGTCTATAGTAGCAGAATCTGTAAATAGGACATTCCGAGGCGGCATCAACCGAACCAGACCGAGCATTCGAAATATTTCAATACTTGCAGGAGTAGGGCAATCTGAAACTATCGTTAACGATATTCAGAACGGAAATTTCCAAGGCGCGTATCCATATCGCAGGACGAAATATGAATCAGCAGACGGAATACTAATTTCAGTATCTGGCGTTATTTACTTTCTGAAGATCGTAAACAATCAAGCCACGGCATATAAGATCATTGATGGAAATGATCCGGGTATGATGCACACATGGTTCGTGCAAGCTGAAGATCGGGTGTATATCCAGAATGGATACCAAAATGCTATAGCATGGGATGGAGATTTAAATATACCAGCTTATCGTTTGAATCCATACGAGAAAAAAATGCCGATTGGCACGATAATGGAATATGCATTTGGCAGAGTATTTGTTTCTGATAGATTCAATCAAATCTACGCTTCGGACATCATCTATGGCGGTGGGTTTACGGATACCAAGAATACCGAGAATTTTACAGAGATAGGATACTGGGCAGAAGGAGGGGCATTTTCAACTCCAGCAATGATGGGAAACATTACTGGCATGAAAGTAATGCCACAGATTGGATCAAATCTTCGTGGGCAAGGTGAGCTTGTTATCCTTACTGGTAATGGAGCATTCTCAATGGATGTCTCTATACCAAGAAGCCAATGGAACACATCGAACATCCAACGCATCTCATTGCTTGGGCGCGGATGCACAAGTCCATATGTCGGTCTGGCAAACTCGGAGCTTTGGTTTAGGTCACACGATGGTTGGGCATTTTATTCTAATAGCCAATCTGAGTTCGCACGATATTTCTCACTTCGTAAACTTTCGAGGGAAGTAAACAAATGGGTGCAGAACGATACGCCTTGGTTAAAACAATTCGCCTCTACAATGTTTTTCGACAACTACCTTATCAGCACAGTAGCTCCACAAACATATCGTGCAGCAGGGGTAGAAGGATTGAATCGTTATCATCGCGGAATGGTAGTTCTTGATCTTGACCAATCATCCTCACCTGCACCGGACGCACAGCTTACATTTAGATGGAATGGCATCTGGACTGGATTTAGACCAACTCAGCTACTCTCAGCATTAATCCAAAATGAGAAGCGTGGATTTGGGTTCTCGTTTGATAAAGACAACAAGAATCGACTTTACGAATTCACTACCGCACAAGGCGACGATTACGGCCCAAATGGAAATAGGCAAATTACCTCTTTCTTTACTACTGGCAGATATGACTTCAATCGAAGTGGAGCAACAAACAAGTTCCTTCGTAAAAAGATCACTGGTGGAGAAATGTGGATGAGTGAAATCAAAGGACAAGTGAATAGTGCAGTTGAGTTTCGTTCCGATTCTAATCCATGTTGGTCAGAACTAAAGGTTCCTACAACTTATGGATGCGACCCGTGCTCGCCAAAAGTAACTGAATGTATCCCGCAGAAAGGTGGCAATCGCTATAAACGCTACAAGTTTAATACTCCCGACCCAAGTGAGTGTAATGACTTGGCAGGCATTCCAGCGGTAGAAGGAAGTGAGTTTCAAATTAAAGTTAACCTCACTGGCGCGGCTACTGTTGACCGAGTAAGGTTGATGGCAAACATCAAGAACAACGATGATTCACCAGTTGGTGACTGCCCAGAAGAAAATCAAGAATGCGAACCATTTTTGTGTTGCCAAGAAAAATATTGGGAATACAATATCGTAAATTAACACTATGGACAATTCCGATTCATCTCCTGCAATTACATTTCCCAATGTTCCAGATGATTTCTGTCCAACTGGTAACTGGCAGAATGTATTTCAAATATTTATTGATGAAGTTCTTTCCAATGGAACTATTCTTGTTCCGGGGTTGGGTGATGTTACGCCGCAAGAAATAATTAATATCAATCAAGATATTCAAAATTTACAAAATCAAATAGCGGCATTGGATACCTTGCAGATACGCAGGGGGATATTTACTGGCCTTGGTTCTGGAGACAGCACAGTTCCGGTTACATTTGATACAGACATGACTACAAGTGATTATACAGTAACTGTTACTTCCGTCCTGCCATCTTCTCCAATAACCGCTGCTTCACCAAATTTATTTCTTCTTAATGGAACTAAATCTATTTCTGGATTTACAGTTGCTATTGAAAATAACGGGACAAGTCCAGCGACTACCATAACAAGTTTTGAGTGGATGGCTATCTACTCAGAGTAAACAACAAACCAAAATAAAAATATGACACCACTAAAAGGAACCGATCCTCGCCTCGTATCAGGCGGCTCACCAACTCGCGGCATGATCCGTGAAACCATGGGCAACAAACCAAATCTTGGCTCTAAAACACCAAGCCCATACTCCAGCGCACCGCTTCCAAAATCTGGCAAGCCCGTTGGTGGAAAATAATTATCGGTAACGATAACCTATGGCTGATACCCTCGAAGAGATGGTAGAGCTTGTGAAGGGTTTCGTCGGCGACTCTGGCACTTGTTCATATGAGCGCGGAGTCAAGGCCGTAAACCAAGCAAGACGACTACTTTGGAATAAGCGAGCATGGACTACTCAAGAAGAGTATGTCCAAATTTGCTGCGTGAACGATTGCTTCACGCTTCCATCTCGCTATGAGCAAATCAAACTTGCATGGATCGGCAATGAATCAGCATCTCTCGCAGATGAATGGTTCAATGCGACCAATGCTTTTGCTCTGCAAGCAGGCAACTCATGCCATAGAGGAATTACTGAAGTAGGAGGACTCCATGTTCTCTTCCGAGATTACACTACACATCCATACCAAATAGGGGTGATGGCAGAGGAGACTGAAGACATCGGCGTAGAGTTGATGTTTGAAGCACAAGACCAGTATGACACTTATCATAAGGTTAAGGTAACTACTGAGAATCCACCAACGCTGGCTAAATCTGATCTTCTTGTTAAAGGAATTCGGTCGGTAACCAAACCAGTAACTAAAGGTAGGATTCGGGTATATGCCTACGACACGGCATTGGAAGCAAAAACTCTTATTGCCATCTATCAACCTAACGATGCACATCCTACATTCCGCAGGTTCAAAGCCCCCAAAACTTGCGAGTGCATTACTCTCTACGCATCGAAGAAATACTTTGATCTAACCGATCCCAAGGAACTGGTAGAGTTTATTCCAGATGCAATGATCTATGCGGTTCTTGCATTGAACTCGCGTGAGAATCGTAAGGCGCAAGAGTTCTTGACTAACCTGTCACTTGCTGTGCAGGAGCAAGAGAAAGAAATGTCAAACGCAGAAATCCCAACCGCAGCGCCAATTCGATTTTCCAACTATAGCAGAGCAGAGAATCTAATTGGGTCTGACCTATTGTCACCATCACCAAACGATTACTTTCTTTACAGATGACACTGACAATCCCAGACAAAATTGATGCGAGGAATGTAGTTGGGTATGGTGATCCAGACTACGAACTCAACTTGATAGATTTGGAAATTCTAAAGTTACCTCCACGGGAATGTCCGTTGATTCATAGATTTACTCCGGGTATGTATATTCGGGAAATTTATATGCCGAAGGATACGATTCTTACGACCATGCTTCACCTCACTACGCATCCCTTCTTTGTAATGAAAGGTGATGTGACTGTATGGTATCATGGAATCCCCGCCCATAGGTATAAAACGGGCTACAGTGGCATCACAGAAGCAGGAACAAGGCGTTTGCTGGCTACTCACAAAGACACAGTTTGGATTACCTGCCATGTCACAGACTTAACTGATCCAGACGAAATTATTGACAGCATCACTTCAAGGGACTTTAATCCTCACATCGCCAAGGAAGACCCAAGGGTTCAGAAGTGGCGGCATAACAGAACCGATTTAATTAAATGAGATTTCTTTTACCAGACCATTTAGGCAACGATAAACATTCAATGATGTTTCATTCCACCGCATTGGCTATTGGGGCTGGAGTGGTTGCCGTTGCTGCTGCTGGAACTTCAGCGGCTATCTCAATGTCAGCGGCAGATAGGGCAAAAAAAGCTCAAGGCGCGGCGGCTGGAGCTTATAAAAAAGGACAACGCCAAGTTCAGGGAATGATTAATGCAGTGCAAGCCCCAGTGTATAGCCTTAAAGCAATGACTGGCGATGCTGCAAAAATTTCAGAATACAATAGACAGCAAGTTGAAAAATTCATGCCCGGAGCAACAGCTCAACGAGCTAAAGCAGCAGAAACAATAGCAGCATGGCAAGCAGGTGAAATTCCTCAAGATGTCAGAGAACAAACCATGCGAAATATTGCTGAGTTTGGCGGGGCAGGATTTGACCCAAATGTTGCAGGAAGAACTGGAGGATTTCAAGCTGCACAAGGATTAGTTCCAAGACAATTTGGTTTAACTTCCCTTGATCTTCAAAGACAAGGAATGGGTGCAGCGCAAAATTGGCAACAATTATCCCGCGCATTTATATCTGAACCATTAGATGTAGGTAGGGTTCAACTTGGATTCCAAACAGCAGCAGCAGAAGTAGGATTGCAGAAAGCAAGAATGACTGCTGGCGTTTACGATAACATCTACGGAGCAAACAAAGAAAACATCGCCGCAAGTTATGCCGCGCAGCAAGCAGTAGGACAAGGTGTCTCTGACATCGGTAAGGCTACCTCTGG